GGCCAAGCCAAACGGCCAGAGCTACCCGCTGGCAGTGTGGAAGGAATACTTCAGAAACGAGTACCTTGGCAAGAAGCGCGTCACCACCATCAACCCACTGACGGGAAAGAAGTCGCGCAAATACCTACGCCAGTCCACCGAATCGCTCGGGGTGAAGGGCTACAACCATTTGATTGAGCGCGTGACCGCCTATGCCGCGACTGAACTTGGCGTGGTGTTCGATCAGCAGTTTCATGATGGATTCATTGACCCCGACACGGGCGAGGTGTACCAATGAGAACCAAGAACGCCAAAGCCATCAATACCCAGGAGCACGACCACATTGGCCGGGTCAAGGCTCTGCCGTGCTCTGTTTGTGATGCGCCACCACCCTCGGACGCCCATCACATCAATCAAGGGCAGCACTACACCACGGTCGCCCTGTGCAAAGACTGCCATCAAGGCTCATTCGCCGGATGGCACGGACAGAAACGCGCATGGATCGCCAGAAAGCTGGATGAGATTGACGCCTTGAATATCACCCTGAAACGGCTACACACATGACCCTAGAAGAAATCTACGCCCGCTGCAAAGAAGATGCTGACTGCTTGATCTGGCAGGGTGCAAATAACAGCAATGGGCACCCGAAGTTCCGTGATCAAACCGTTCGGCGCGCTGTCTGGCGTCTGGAGCGCGGGGAGATACCTGCAGGAATGATGGTATCAACCACTTGTGGCCACAGTCTGTGCTTACATCCCGAGCACCTGACGCTGACCACAAAGTCCGAAGTGTCGCTCAAGGTGGCACAAAGGCATGACTACATCCTGCGCAAGTCAGCAGCAAACGCCCGGACCGCTCGCACAGTGCTTGGGAAGATAACCATGGACATTGCCCGCGAGATTCGAAGCACGGACAAGACGGGGAAAGAGTGGGCAAAAGATCTGGGTGTGAGCACCTCGCTTGTGTCGCTAGTGCGTCGAAACAAGAGCTGGAGAGAGTATTCCAGCCCGTTTGCGGGGCTAATGCGATGACCTATGGATGCCGTAACCGCCAGCCGTTCGTTGAGTCCTACACGGTCCATGGCATCTGTCGCCACACGGGCATGGCCATCAGCACGACGATACCGAACCGCATGGAGCGTGAATGTCAGTACCAGATCAATGACCGGTATGACGACCCGGGGTGTGTCGGCTGTAGTCACAAGTTCACCCAATCAAATCACAAAGCCTCCACCAACCAGCCTGTTTGAAAAGGAACCTATGTCCAGACCCAGCCCTCACACAGATGTGGTTTATCAAGCCGTGCGCGACCTATCCACAGAGTCGTCAATTGCCAGGCGGGATGCGCTAAAACGGCGTACCGGCCTTCCGTACAGCATCATCGACGAGGCAATCAAGCGCCTCAGAGAGGATGAAGGAAGCGTGTATCGACTTAAGTCAGGGGCATTTGTCCCGGTAGAGCGCTATCAGGAAGAGGCCATCAGCGCGACGATACTCGTTGATGGCATGGTCAAGATCGAGTCAGGCGATCAACTCATGACACTGACGCCCGGGGGCTGCGCAAAGATGATGGGGCTACTGGTGGGGGTGGCATTGCAGCCGTATTGAACAGCCACCGGCTAAGGTTTGCGCAAATGCAACACCACATCGAAACTTCGTCTTGTCAACGTGCCGGAATCACTGCGACAATCGCAATAGGGCCTTTACTCATGCGTTCCTCCCTTAAATGGGAGGTGATTCCGGCGCCGGAACGCAGCAGTAAAGGCTTTTGCGTTTTATCGTCAGGGCGCGTATTGGCACAGCAACAAGGGGAATGTCGTCCCAGCACCCAATACAGCGACGCGCCACGGAACGACCCACCGTGACGCTCTGGCGTTGGCAAGGCGACCAGAACAGCAATAGCCGGAATGTGACAGCCTATGCCGATATTGCGATGAACTGCCCCTCTTGGCACTTGGTTGATGGACTGGCAGATGAACAGCATCAATGGAGGCTGTGACTTCACCTAGTCACCCGGCACAGCTATGGAGTCGCTAAGGTTTGCCACCACCCCAAAGCCCCGGCATCATCCGGGCGCATGGCCGATACCCAAAAGACCCCGAAGCCCAAGACTGCCCCAAAGGGGGCTTCTGGCGTTGGTGCGTCTAGTTCTCGCGTGAATGGGTTGCTACCAAAGCAAGCAGCATTTGTAGCGGAATACCTTATCTCGGGAAATGCCACGCAAGCCGCGCTGGCTGCGGGTTACAGCCCAAAGACAGCATATCAGAGTGGCGCAGAAAACCTGAAAAAACCTCAGATAGCCGCGCTTTTATCTCAAAAACAATCAATCATTGCTGCGCGCCAAGATGAGCGCCTTGCCGCCATGGAGTTAACCAAGGAGCGAGTTGCACGCGAGATTGCCCGCATCAGCTTCTTTGACCCGCGCAAGATGTTTGCCGCAGATGGTAGGCCACTTGCCATTACCGAACTGGACGACGACACTGCCGCATCAATCATTGGGCTCGATGTGCTGGAGCAGTACGAGGGTTCCGGCGACGACCGGCGCCTGGTTGGCCTGATCAAGAAGTACAAGATTGCCGACAAGAACAGCGCACTGGACAAGGCTGCAAAGATTCTTGGTATGTACGGCATCGACAACGAGCAGCGCACAAACCCGTTGGCCACGCTGCTGCAAGCCATCGCAGGAGGCAATAGCTCGGCATTCCAGCCGGTCGTCAATGACCCGGTGCACGACGAGGATTGATGGCCGTGAAAGTTGTTCACGTCGAGCAATCCCTGCCCATGCCAACGAACGAGGCAGAACTGGCGCGCTGCCTGGCTGATCCGGAGTTCCGCCTGTTCAGCGGGTGCCTCTACAAAATTATGATCAAAGGTGACGACGGAGAGATAAGCTCCGTCATCCCATTTAAGCCAAACCGCGCGCAACAGCGATTCATTAAGCGCCTGCACCACCGAAACATCATCCTGAAAGCCCGACAGCTTGGATTCACGACCCTGATTGCCGTCTTGTGGCTGGATCACGCTTTGTTCAATGCCAATCAGCGCTGCGGCATCATTGCCCAGGACCGTGACGCAGCAAAGGTCATCTTCCGCGACAAGGTGAAGTTTGCCTACCAAAACCTGCCGCCAGAGATTCGAGACTGTTTCCCGCTGGCGGCCGACAACGCAGACGAGCTCCTGTTCGCCCACAACAACAGCAGCGTGCGCGTGGCCACCTCCATGCGCTCGGGCACCATCCACCGGTTGCATGTGTCCGAGTTCGGGAAGATTTGCGCGAAGTTCCCCGACAAAGCCGCCGAGGTTGTAACTGGGTCCATACCCGCAGTGCCCACCAATGGCATTCTGGTTATCGAATCCACGGCCGAAGGGCGCGAGGGCGAGTTCTATGAACTGGTGCAGCGCGCCGAAGGCCAAGCCGCCAGCAAAGCCATCCTTACACCCAAGGACTACCGCTTTCACTTTTACGCCTGGTGGCAAGAGCCACGCTACCGGCTGGCGGCCGGCACAGTGCCAATCACGGACAAGGAACACGAATATTTCGATCTGATCGAGTCCAAGATGGGCACGAAGATCGACCCGGACCAGCGCGCGTGGTACATCGCCACCAAGACGGCCGACTTCTCTGGCACCGAAGAACGGATGTGGCAAGAGTACCCGAGCACACCCGACGAGGCATTCCAGGTCAGCACCGAGGGCAACTACTACGCCAAGGACATGATCGAACTGCGCAAGCGTGGCGGAATCACCCGCGTGCCCGTTCTGGACCTGCCCATCAACACGTTTTGGGACATTGGAAACAGTGACGGTTGTGCGGTGTGGTTTCATCAGGAACTGCGGGGCGAGGACAGGTTCATCGACTACTACGAGGCGCACGGAGAAAACCTGCGCCACTACGTCGCCTACCTGCAGAACCGAGGCTACCTGTTTGGAACACACTTCCTGCCGCACGACGCCGAACATAAGCGCTTGGGTGACTACAACAAGAGCACCAAGCAGATGTTGCAAGACTTGATGCCGGGTCAGAAATTCATGATCGTGCCACGCATCACGGAGTTGATCAACGGCATCCACCAGACGCGCAAGAACCTCAAAGGCGTGTACATCGATGAAACCCGCTGCAAGAAGGGCATCGAGCGCATTGAGGGCTACAAGAAGAAATTCAGCCGCGCCGACATGCGCTACACCGACGAGCCCGACAAATCCAACGGATGCAGCGAAGGTGCCGACGCATTGCGCCAGTACGCCCAAGCCAAAGAACTGGGCATGTTGGCATCAGCCACCGGCCAGACACATAGCAAAACCCCACCACCTCCCGACTGGCGCTTATGAACACTTCCACCACAAATCAAGGCCGCGCCAACGAACAACCCGGCGCTGATGGCCTCTCGCTTGCGCAGTTCACCCGCTTCTTTCAAGAGATTCAGGACCAGCCCAACTGGCGCAAAGATGCGGACGTACAAATGGAGTACGTGGACGGAAACCAACTGAACAGCGAAATCCTTCAGAAGATGAAGGAAATTGGGATGCCACCCGCGATTGAGCCGCTGATTGGCCCAGCTATCGAGGCTGTGACCGGCTTGGAGGCCAAGACCCGCACTGACTGGCGCATCACTTCTGATGGCATTGACGGTGATGAAGTGGCCGACGCCTTGAATTACAAAATGAACCAGGCCGAGCGCAACAGCGGCGCCGATAAAGCCTGCACCGACGCATTCAAACCACAGGTATGTGTTGGTGTGGGTTGGGTTGAGGTTGCGCGCGAGTCCAACCCATTCAAGTACCCGTACCGCTGTGATGCCGTTCACCGCAATGAAATCTGGTGGGACATGCTGGACCAGACGCCAGGATTGACCAAGGCTCGCTACTTGGTACGCCGCCGCTGGACCGATGTCGCACAGGCCAAACTCAAATTCAAGAAGCACGCCGAACTGATCGATCGCAGCGCGAACGGGCGGTGGACTGACCTGTACGAGACTGGAACCGATGGCGGATTCAGCACCGACATGGCGATGTCCTACGACCAGGAGCGCGGCTGGTCAATCGAAGAACAGGAGTGGCGTGACGCAGAGCATGGGCGGGTGTGTTTGTTTGAGGTCTGGTATCGCAGATGGGAAGAGGCCACTGTACTGAAAACACCCGATGGCCGAGTCGTGGAGTACGACAAGCAGAACCAGATGCACAACGAGGCATTGGCCGCTGGCATCATCCAGCCACAGAAGGCCGTCATCAGCCGCATGTATGTGTCATTCTGGATGGGGCCGCACAAGTTGCACGATGGCCCGACACCGTACCCACACAACGATTTTCCCTATGTGCCTTTCTGGGGCCACAAAGAGGACCGTACCGGCGTGCCGTTTGGCCGGGTGCGAGGCATGGTGTACCTGCAGGACAACGTGAATTCGGCCATCAGCAAGATCCGCTGGGGCTTGAGCGCGATCCGTACCGAGCGCACCAAAGGCGCCGTATCCTACTCGGACGAGGTGTTCAGGCAGCAGATTGCCCGCCCGGACGCTGACATCATTCTCAACGCCGAGCACATGGCGCAGCCGGGAGCGACGTTCAAGGTATTCCGCGACTTCCAGCTCAACGAGCAGCAGTACAAGATGCTGGGCGACTCGCGCGCCGGCATTGAGCGCACCAGCGGTATCACGTCGAGTTTCATGGGGCAAAAAGGCACAGCGACATCTGGTGTGCAGGAAGATACGCAGGTCGAACAGGCGAACCAGACACTGGCAAGCCTACTTGACAACTTCAAGTTGTCCCGGTCCAAGGTGGGAGAACTGCTGTTGTCACTGTTGATTAAGGACATGGCTAACAAGCCCGAGACCGTGACGATTCGCGGCAATGCCGTGGTGCCTGACCGTCAGGTGATGCTCAATCAACCGACGGTAGACGAGCAGACCGGTATCAAGTACCTGACCAACGATGTGTCACGCATCCGGCTCAAGGTCGCACTAGAAGACGTACCAAGTACACCGAGCTTTCGCAAGCAGCAGAGCGTGTCGCTGGCCGAGGCATTCAAGGCACTGCCGCCCGAGTATCAGCCGGTGGTGCTGCCGCATTTGCTGGCTTTGATGGATGTACCGGACCGCAAAGAAATTATTGAAGCCATTCAAGAGGTAAAAGACCGCCCGAATCCCGAGGTGGAGAAGCTCAAGGCCGACAACGCATTCCGCGACCGCGAATTGCTGATGAAGTACAACCCGGAGAAGCTGACCGCCGAAATCAGCAAGATCGTGAGCGAGACGGTAGCCAATGGTGTGAAGTCAGCCTATGCAGCAATGCAAGCCGGTCAGGTCATTGCCACAATGCCGCAGGTAGCTCCTATCGCGGACGTGGTTATGCAGTCCAGCGGGTACAGAGCGCCAACACCAGCAGGACAAGACCCCAATTACCCGCAACCCGAAGCTATGCCCGTGGCAAACATGCCGCCTGTGCAACAGAACACCAGCCCGCAACTACCACCGGTGCCACAAGAAGCGGGTTCGCCCATGCAGGGCATTGAAACGCAGCGCACCAATGACAACCTCAACCAAGGACGACCATGACAGATACAGCAACCCATTTCATTCAGCCAAAGATTACAGGCTACCGCCAACTCAGCGAGTCCGAGGTCGCACTGATGAACGAAGGAAAGGCGCTGGCCGAAAAGTGTGGCGAGTACATCGCTAAGTTGCGCAAGCACGGCGACATGGCCCGCCCGTCTGCGGTAGTTGACAGCCCGGAGGTCCCAAGTCCATTACTGCTTGACCAACGCTGGATCAGCATTGGAGCCACAGACCTTCAGCGTGGATTCATGGCTGTCATTCGCGGGATCGCGCAGCCGTCTACGTTCTAACCACCATCCCACACAGCCGCCGCACAGCAATGTCCGGTGGCTGTTTTACGCCCGTGCACGGCTAAGGTTTGCACCAAGAAACAAGTCATTGCATAGTCACAACCGCTAACCCGTGAGGGCGAAGCAAAGCCAACGCCGTGAGGCTGTGGGCTTCCTGAGAACGGAGAGGGAAGGGGATTCGTCCCCTCACTCATATAGCAACCCTTCATAGCGGCCACGGCGATATGTGGCAGGGGATTATTTTGAACCAAACAGAGTTTTACGAGGCCAACGCCGTTGATGGCGAACTGAGTGATGCGCAGATGATGGCCATGCTGTCTCTGCCCGAGGGCGATAGTGCGCAAGCACAAGTCAGCGTGCCCGCCGCTGAAGCACCACCAGAACCAGCAGCGAACGTTGAAGTGAAATCGGTTGAAGCCAAGCCGGTGATCCTCGCCAAAGACGGTGTTCACACCATCGAATACGAGAAGCTGGTCGAGGCCAGGGAAGCTGAAAAGCATTGGAAGCAAGTCGCATTGGATGCACAAGCGCAATTGGAGGCCCAAAAGGCTGCACCAGTGGCACAAGTGCCAGCACAGGCCGAAACGCCCACTGCTGTAGATGCTGATTTGTTCGGTGACTTCAGCGAAGAAGCGATTGCCAAAGGTGTAGAGAAGATGGTGTCGGCGCGAACCGCCGCCATCGAGGCGAAGTTTGAAGCGAAGTTGAGTGCCGTGCTTGCCCCGTTGCAAGAGAAGCAAGCTCAATCAGCCGATGACGCGCATTTTTCGACCATCGAGGCGGCGCACCCTGATGTGGAGTCCATCGCGCAGAGTGCAGAACTCGCAGCATGGATCGACAAACAACCGTCCTTCGTGCGGGATGGCTACAAGGCCGTAATCGCGCAAGGCACTGCCGAACAGGTGATTGAGGCGCTCAACACTTTCAAGGCCGCTACCGGAAAGCTGGCAACTGCGACCGATAAATCGAGCGTGGAAGCCGCTGCGCAAGCAGCCATTGCCAAAGCGCAGTCCAAGCCACCCATGAGCTTGTCGGAGATCCCGGCTGGCTCCAACGTGGCAACCGACGAGGTGGCGTCAATGATGGAGATGACAAGTGCAGGACTGATGAACAAGTTCGAGGGCAAAACCCCCGAACAGATCATGGCCCTGTTGAACCGGGTTCTGTAAAGAGCCTTTTTTGGCAACGCCGGGATGGCGTCGCTGGTCCCTTTGAAGGAGATTAATTATGGGTGCAACCACCTTGCCGTATGGCTCGCCGCAGGCTATCAAGCTGCAATCGGCCGGCCTCTTTGCTGCCAACATGCAGCGCAACACGACGATGAACCGCCTCACCGGCAAGTTCCCGACGCAAGCCGAGGCCGAGGCGACGATTCGCAAGCAATCCAGCAGCGAAATGCCCATCGTGCGCTGCATGGACTTGCAGAAAATGTCCGGCGACGAAATCACGTTCGACCTGATCAACCCAATGGGCGGCAAACCCATCATGGGCAGCCGCAACGCTGAGGGTCTTGGCCGCGCCATGAACTTCAGCCAGGACCGTCTGCGCATCAACCAGTCGCGCTACCCCATCAGTGCAGGCGACACGATGACGCAACAACGCACCAAGCACGAGCTGCGCAAGCTGGCCCGCGCTTTGGGTGAAAACTACATGAACCGCCTGGGCGATCAGTCCATTCTGACCCACCTGGCCGGTGCGCGCGGTTTTCACGACAACATCGAATGGGCTGTACCCAAAGCCAGTGACCCTGACTTTGCCGAAATCATGATCAACCCGGTCAAGGCGCCCACCAAGAACCGCCACTTCATGAGCACGGGTTCAGGCATCGAGTCGATCAAGGCTGCTGCCAACGAAATCACCATCGCCACGACCGATGTGATGAACGCTGACTTGGTGGATGCGCTGCGTACTCAGCTTGACAGCATGGCTGTTCCACCTCCGCCTGTTGTCTTTGAAGGCGACAAGATGGCCAGCGACTCGCCTTTGCGCGTGCTGTTGGTGTCGAGCGAGCAGTACACCGCGTTCCTGCAAAGCAACTCGGGCCAGTTCCGCACATTGCAAGCCAACGCGATGGCGCGCAGCCAGCAAGCCGGCAACAACCCGCTGTTCATGGGCGAAGCCGGTTTGTGGAACGGCATCCTGATTGTCAAGATGCCCAAGCCGATCCGCTTCTATGCTGGTGATTCGCTGCGCTGGTGCTCTAGCTTCACGTCCGAGACTGAAACCGCGACCGACTTGGTGCCTGCCGCCTTTGGTACTGGCTTCGCTGTGGACCGTGCGCTCCTTCTGGGTGGCCAGGCGCTGGCTGAAGCCTGGGGCAAGCACGCAAAGTCTGGCAATCCGTTCTTCTTCTCGGAGAAGGAGTTGGATCACGACGACAAGCTGGAAATCTTGCTGGGTGCGATCAATGGCCGATCGAAGATTCGTTTCGAGATTGACCACGGTGATGCCAAGCAGTTCACCGACTACGGCGTGATGGCGATTGACACCGCTGTGAAGCTGCAAGCCTAAAGGCATGAGTGGCCCTTGACCGGGCCGCTCGCTTAACCAAACTCACATTTTCAGGAGCCCATCATGGCGACTATCACGAAAAAGAAAGTGCTCAACCAAGCAACCTTTGGCGGCACCCCTTACGGCAACTCTACGGTGTTGCCCTTCAACCTGACCACCAACGCAGCCGGGGCCTTCATTGACTCGGATGTGGCAACCGGCATCGCTCTTGGTGATGTGGTGCGCCTGGGCGTGCTGCCTGCAGGTTTCCGCCTGCAAGACAGCAATGTCATTGTCTCGGATGCCTTCACCGCGGCTATGACCGGAAGTCTGGGCTTCCAGTACGTTGACGGCGTGGATTCCACCGTTGTGCCGCAAAGCGCCAACTACTTCGGCACCGGTTTGGTACTGAACGCTGTTGGCCGACTGCGCAACGCCACGACCAACGCTCCGGTGACGCTGCCCAAGGATGCCTATCTGATCCTGACCACGGCCGGCGCTGCTTCTGCATCCGTCGGTGTGGCCGACATCCTGATTGAAGGTGTGTTGACAGGCGCGCCGTAAAGCGTGACTGAACAAGCGGCAGGGCTCTCGGGCCTTGCCTGTTTCTCACTTTCAATCAAGGACTAGCATGAATCGCACGAACATCGCCCGCGTCGCCCACATGATCAACTTGGCCTACTGCGCCGCCCTGGGCGATGTGTCGCAAGCTACTTGGGAAAATGCTCCACAGTGGCAAAAAGACAGCGCATTGGCGGGCGTCGACATGCATCTTGCGAATCCTGATGCAACACCAGAAGCCTCTCATGAAAGCTGGTTGGCGCAAAAGATCAAAGATGGATGGAAATACGGACCAGAGAAGGACGCAGAAAAGAAACTGCACCCTTGTATCTGCGAATACGCAGAATTGCCCGTAGAGCAAAAGGCCAAAGATTACCTATTTCGTGCAGTGGTTCATGCACTGAAAGACGCGCCCAATGAAGCCCCTGCCGTCAAGCCCATCAAGGTAGGCGACAGCGGCAATGTGTCCATCAAGTATGTGGGCTCGCGCGCCGAGTACACCGATGGCACCTACGGCACCCGGATTACCTTCATCCGAGGTGAATCGCGCATGGTGCCACTGGACAAAGCCCGCCTGATGCTCAAGCACCCGGATGTATATGTCCCAGGCGAAGATGGCGCGGAAGTGGCGCATTGTGCCGATCCAAAAAATGAAGCGGACGATGTGCAGGATGTGCGCGACGCCATCGGCCTGATGGACAAAGACGCCTTGACCACCTACGTCAAGACGCATTTCAACATGGACATTGACAAGCGCAAGGGGATAGCCACGCTGCGCACCGAAGTTGTTGGCTTGGTGGACCGATTTGGAGTCCAATAAATGGACCTGGCCGCACTCATTGCGCAAGTCCGGGTTGACTCGGATGATTTGGAAGCCCCTTACTTTTCCAGCGATGCCAACATCACCGCATGGCTGAATGAGGCCGAGGCCGAAGCCTGCATCCGTTCGCTGCTGATCCACGACACCAGCACGCCAGCCGTTTGCACCATTGCCGTGACCGCTGGCGTCAGTGTTTACCCGCTTCACCCGGCCATCATCGAAGTCACCCGCGCAGGATTCACGCCGACCGGCACCGATACAGAGCAAGTGCTGTACCTGACCGATATCACCGAGCTCGATCGCATCTACCCATCCTGGCGCAAGTACACCGAGTTGCCAAAGTACGCCATCCAGAACGACACCACGATCCAGCTGGCATGCAAACCAAGCACAGACGGCACCCTGGCGCTGGAGTGCCACCGCCTTCCGCTGCTCAACATCGAAGATCAGACGACGGAATCTCCAGAAATTGGCCGCATTCACCATCGTCATCTTGTTCAGTGGGCGCTTCATCGCGCCTACAGCCGCCCGGATGCGGAGATTTTCAACCCGAACAAGTCTGCGACTGCGCTTGCTGAGTTCACGCGGGTGTTTGGCCTGCGGCCTGATGCGGATTACAGAAAGGCATCACAGGCCAATCGTCCACACGTCAATAAATCGGTGTGGTGATGGATCAGATCACCTCATTTCGCGGCCTGAACAACGTGATCGACCCGCTGCGTCTGGATTGGCGATCACTCGTTCAAGCAACCAACGTCAACATTACCGACACCGGGGCGATTGAAAAGCGTGACGGGTACGCACTGAGCCGTGCAGGTTCGTTTCAGTCTGCCTACAGCACCATTGACACCACCCGAGCCTATCTGGCCACAGCGACCGAGATTCAGGACTTCAACGGGGTGAATGTCGCTACTTTGACCAGCACCGCGCCGATGTACTGGTGCGAAGTCAATGAGAGCGTGTACTTTAACAACGGCGTTGACTCTGGCGTGATTGCACCAGACAACGCAGTGACTGCATGGCGTGGCGCACCAGTCTCCTACGGTGCGGGCTTCACTGGCGACGACGGCCAGAATCTCGGCGTGCTGTTCGACACCCTACCACTGGGCACTGATGTGATTCAGTTCTGGAAGGGCCGCATGTACGCCGCGCAGTACCTGGCCAGCGAGAACCATACCGTTATCTGGTTTTCTGAGCCCATGGGCTACCACCTCTGGAATCTAGATTCAAACTTCTTCATTGTTCCTGGCAAGGTCACGATGCTGGCCCCGCACGACGCAGCCCTGATCGTTGGCACCGATGCGTGCATCTACGCTTACAGCGGCGACAAGCTCGACCAGTTAGCTGAGTACGGGGTTGTTGCTGGCCAGCACTGGGACCGAGACGACCAACGCATTTTGTTCTGGACGACCCGTGGCCTGTGTGCCGCGCTGCCGTTCGTCAACATCACAGAGAAACAGATCAGCGTGGCACCGGGCGTTCGCGCCGGGGGCTGCCTTGTAAGGGCAGGGGGCCAAAAGCGGTTTGTTGTTTCGATCCAGCAAGGCGGGGAGGCTTTCAATGCGCGCTCGTAGCTCTTGCATGGTAGACGGCCTTGGCGGACATATATGCCTCGCTGGCAGCCTCTTGGGAGGAAAAACTCCCAAGGCTAATATGCTTTCCGGCGTAGTAGATGCCTGCCCTCCATTTCCCACGCTTGCGGCTTACCCCGAGGTATTCGGACGCAGAGTCTTTATGCCCGGAGCGCATGTTCTGGCTGTTTTCCGCCACGGTAACGTCGCGGAGGTTTTCGATTCTGTTGTCCCCCTTGGCTCCGTTGATATGGTCAACGACTCCAAACGGCCAGGTGCCGTAGGTGTGCAGCCACGCAAGTCGGTGCGCGAGGTAGTTATTCCCGACGACGCCAATATAAACGTACCCGGACGGCTTAACGGCCCCTGCGACATCGCCAGCGCGGGCCGTCGGGCAGGTGCTGACGCGCCGTATAAAAACGCCAGTTTCTGGGTTGTAGTCAAGCAGCTCGCGCAAACGCTCTGCGGTAAGATCGGTCTTAGCCATGATACGGTTCCTTCGTTGATTGGTCAGAGGCCCGCCCGTGTTATCAGCACCGGCGGGCTTCGCTATTTTATCACCCATGCCTGTTCTGGCGCTATGGGAATCACCAAATGCCTTCACCAAGCTGCGCTCGCTGCGGCTTCTGTCTGCATGCCTGCAAACCATCGCAGGCTTTCTAACCCTCTTGGGGCATTGACCCCCTTCAACGCTCTTTAAGGAGAAACCATCATGACCATCCGTCTGTCTACCGGCCTCGCCAATAACCTCGTTGGGCCTACGGGCCTCGCCGCTTCCTTTGCCGGGGGTGTCATTGACATCTACACCGGAAGTCAGCCCGCCACAGCAGATAGCGCAATCAGCGGCACGCGGCTCGGCAGGGTGTCCATTGCTTCGACAACCTATGTTGCTGAGACGCCGGCATCTGCCACCTTGACGCTGGCAGGCGCTTCAGGCTCGATAAATGTCGTAACCGTCGGAACTTTCAACATCATCCCGTTGGGCGCGGTGGCTTTCGTCACCGATCTGGCAACGACGGCTCAGGCCTTGGCCGATGCAATCGTTCGGAACGGTATTTACACGGCCACAGCCTCCGGCGCCGTGGTGACGATCAAAGCCCCGCCTGGCACGGGTGCCGCGCACAACGGTCTTGCTCTGGCTTATACCGCGACGACCATGACGGCCACCTCAAGCGGAAACGTCACCGGTGGCGTGGCAGCTACTGCCGGGCTGCAGTGGGGAACGCCGTCAGGCGGTACGGTGTCCAAGTCCGGTGTATGGAGTTTCAACGGAGAGGCTGCTGGTACGGCGGGCTGGTTCCGAATCAAGGCAAGCGCCGTAGACGCGGACGGCGCATCCACCACCGCTGTACGCCTTGACGGTTCGATTGCGGTCAGTGGCGCAGACATGAACCTTTCGAACACGAGCATCACCATCGGTGCTCCGACAACCATCGACTCAATGTCGGTCACGATGCCGAAATCCTAAGCACCGTGGAGCTAAATAGTGCATGCGGCATGAAGGGTGCGTTTTGCCTCAACATAGGCTGCATGCGCCTCTTCAGGCGTCGAAAACACACCTATATGAATAGGCTTCCGGTCCACCTTAATCTTTGACACCCACCTATCACCATGCTTGTAGACGCCTAAGAGTCCTGAAGAACAATTCTTGTTATGCAGACGCCTATTTTGCCCGTTGCCTGTGTTGGACACGTCCCTGAGATTGGCGATCCTGTTGTCAGCCCTGTTGCCGTTGATGTGGTCAACCTGATGAGTGGGCCAATTGCCGTAGAAGTGCAGCCAGGCGAGCCTCTGCGCAAGGTATTGGCAGTTATCTACAGATATTCTTATATACCCGTCGCGCTTGCATGGCGCGGGGGACGAGCCTATCGCAGACCTGCTTCCTGTGCTTTTGAGTCTGGTAAAAACGCCCGTGTCTGGGTCATACAAGAAGACGGCTTTGAGACGTTCTTGCGTCAACGTAGAATTGATGGTGCTCATGTCGCTTGTTCCTTAAAAACAATGATGTGGGAAGTGACGCGCAGGGCCTGCAAGCCTTGGGCGTTGCGCCATTTTACCCCGGGCGGTGCCTATGGAACATAAAATTGTTCTTGGAGGTGAGCAGTTTTTACCGTTTGCCCGCAGCCGCATCAAAGCGCTGCGGGCCACGGGACTCCCGTACGCCGACCAGTCTTTCGAGATCGACGGTGTGTCGATCAAAGTCCGTATCGAGCCTGGGCACGAGTACATTCGGCTGGAGGGCGGCGGCACGGTGTACATGGAGTCGGGACAGTTGGAGTGGACACTCCCAGGAGAATTTAACCCTGAGAAGTATGACCCGGCCAAATGGCACTTCCTTGACGTGCCGACAACCGATAAGTACCTTGGCTGGATTAACGCGCGGTACGGGCAGCATCTCGGGGAGCAAAAAAACAAACCCGCGCTGTCCGAAGGCATGGACTCGCAGGCCATCGGTTATCCTATCAATACCGGTTTGACAGCAGAGCAAATCGCTGATTTGAAGGCTGCTTACGGCGACAGAACGCTGCTAAAAAAACTTGTCGCAGCGATATTCCCACCCTCTCTTTTCTCAGGGAAGATGCGGCTGTTCATGCAGGCCAAATACGGGGCACTTGCTGAGAAAGATTACTCCCCGTTCACGGTTGATATCTTCGGCTTGTCTGGAGTGCTCTACTACATCGACCGTAGCGGCAACAGTCTGCAGTTTGGCCTGTGGGCACACGCTTCACCAGGGATATACACCTCGCCTGAAGGAAACTACTGGCTTATCAATTTCAGGTCAGGCGGGACTGGTGAGTTTGTGGCCACAGCATACCCGATCAAGCTGGCTGCCGAGGCGGCGGGGCTGCGCAAAAGGCTAAATTCCACAGCCGCATCTGAGCTTGAGCGAACCCAATGCGAAGCCTACATCCTGGCCGGGGCCGACATCGACCTCTCGGCGGGTCAATTCATTGGAACTGTAACAGGTGCCGAAGGGTTCGCCATCAGATACGGATGGAAGTTCAGCCGATCTGGGTCCAAAGCGTCTATTGCCCTCATCCAGGCATTCGACAACGGTAGCGGGTACGACAAGTATTACAAGGCGCGAACCGTTCACTGCAGTATCACTAGCACGACTGACGAGGCGGGGATAACCAACCTATTGATGACTAGCACCGTCGAACAGCACGGGGACTGGAACTATGACGCTTGGGCAGAGTACAACATATTTGTCCCAGAGAGCGAAGAACTTATCGGGCCTCTTTTCTGCATATCCCGCGAACAACCCTCTGCAATGCGCGCGGAGTTTAATTTTTCTGACGTCGCCATCTACGGTTATTACGTCGGGGAGACTTGGACTCCCGTCAAGATAGGCAGAACGATCCCTCCCGGGCCTTGGCCAAAGTTTAGGAATAAGTTCGGAGATGGCTTTCATTCCTCTACGCCCGCGTCTGAACTAGCGGCGTTGTCCAACGCATACCAGTACGGCGTAGTGCTTGGTGGATCGACGTTCCTTTATGAGCAGCATTCCATCTATTCCGCGAGAACAATGAATCTCTCTGTTGGGGACATCAGCTTCGTCGGTGTGTCAGAGTATGGAGACCACAGCTATTTCACTCGTTTTGGGGAAGGTGTGCTGACTGCAAACACGGTAGGATTCCCGGCTGCAGCCCTCAATGGTGCCCCACCAGCGTATAACCCGCCAGAGTACCCCGCTGGAGGGATAACCGGGCTTTTCGATGGGGGCGTGGCCAACATGCACGTCGGCAACATAACAATGGAAATGCGCTCGTACATCGGATCAATAAATGATGTGTGGGCACTTGTTATCCCTGGTCAAGACAGCGAGGCAGCGATTGTGGCTAGCTTCCATTACTCGTCAGTAAACACGCTCACCCTGCAGCGATCAACCGGGAACGGGGTCACGCATTTTTCAGGCCAGACTGTAAACGGCGGCATACCAGACATTAATGGGGTGTACCCTTCGCCAGCGGTCGTGTATTCGTTTGCGCCATGGGTGGGTGCAAATTCTATGGGTCCTTGGTATGGTGTGGCAGAAGACCTCGTTGCAACCACAGTGACAGAATCTATCCCGCCAGGTCAATATCACGTCAACTGTTTTAGCCCATCGGTTCCAGGAGCAGAAGGCGTTCCGAGCGGGAGCTACTACACGCTGTTTAATGTCGATAGCGGAAACCCGTACTACAACGGGATCATGTACTTTTTAAACAGCTACGGCGGGAGGTATGCAGCGTCTGAGCACACGTCCTCCCCAATCTCCGTCAACTATCAGCGCCCGTTCGTCGGCTGGGCATAGGAAAACATCATGGACGCGCATAGATATTGGAGACTACGTGTAACCGCAAACTGGGGACAGGCTGCGTTAACGACCATTGGCGGGATCGAGCTTAGGCCTACCGTCGGAGGCGCAAACCAGGCCTACGCTGGAAATGGGACGGCAAGCTCCACGAGCATCTACAGCGGGCACGTTGCAGCTAACGCCTTTGATGGGAATACGGCAACAGTTTGGGCGACGGATTATTGGGTCGGTTCGAGCGTCAGCGGCGCGTGGCTACAGTGGGACTTTGGGGCCGCGAACGAGCGGGAGGTGGCCCAGATCGCTATCAATTTAAGCCCGGGGTCGGCGGGATTTAGCGTAAATTCGTTTCTACGAAGCTGCGTCATAGAGTGCTCAGACAATGGGTCCACCTGGAGTACACGTCAGACGATTACCGACATTACGCAGTTGGCCGGTACTTACCTGTACAGTGTGCCCATCTACGTGCCATCCGAGGCGCTAGTCACTCTGCCCCGACTATTGCTGGGCATAGTCACAGGAAGTGTTGTAAGGTCAACGCTACCTGTCATATCTGTATCGGCCTTCTCGGGTGGAGAAGGGGGTGTTCATCTGCCTTCCCTCTCGACCTACGCCACGGCCCACGACAGCACTGGGGACCGAGCAGCAGACATCACGCTGCCCAGCCTCACAGTAGCCATCCGAACCGGTGCCAACGCAGCTGCCTCGCTGCCCAAGCTGTCATCAGTCGCAACAGGCACAGTCACCAACTTGGCAGACGCTAACCTTAGCCTACCGAGTCTGACGGCCGCAGCCAGTGCGACCGTTGCTGGAATGGCCAGCGCAGCCATCAGCTTGCCTTCGATGGGCGGCAGCAGCTACGCCGGAGCGCTGTGCAGCGTCACCATTGGCAGCTTCACGACACAGGCCACCGGCACCACGGGCAGCCTGGGGCGCGCGCAAGTCACGCTTCCGCTGTTCGAGGCCACAGCCATCGCCACAGCGCAGAACCGGGGCTCTGCGGCCATTGTTCTGCCGAGTATGCAGATGGGCGCTACGGTGCGCGCGGCACTGATCCTGCCAAGCCTGCAACTCACAGCCATCGGGACGGCGGTCGTCACGGCGACCTACGAAGCCTACGCGGTGAACCTGAAGCACAGCGACCCGAACGCGAACGACGAAGCCACGCGGTACACGAACTACCCGTTTACCCATGTTGTGCGCTACCAAGGCAGCTACTACGGGGCAAACAGCACCGGCTTGTACCTGCTGGAGGGCACCACGGATGCAGGAACAGCCATTCCGTGGGAGGTCAAGACCGCGATTACCGACTTCAAGAGCCCCATGAAGAAGGTTCCCGAGGCCGCTTACTTCAGCGGTCGATTTGGGCCGAACTCCACGATTCGCCTGCACGTTGGCGAAAAAACACCGATCACCTACGCTTTTTCCACGCCACGCGGACAACTGGCGCAGAACCACCGACAGAAGTTCGGAAAGGGCAAGGAATGCCAGTCGCGCTACTACGCCTTGAGCGCATCTGGCACGGGCGAGGCTGACATTGACGGCATTGAACCCGTCTTTCACAACACGACACGGAGAATTTGACTATGACCGCAGCCGCAACCCTTATTCAAGATGGCCGAGCCTATGCAAACAGCCAATTGCAAGATGCAGATGCCGCCATGGCTGACGCGATTAATGCAGTGAGCCAGATTGGGTACTACCAAGTCGCCTTCAGTCCTTTGCCGCTTCCTGCTGCGCCAAACGACAATCTGAACCTGACAATTCCGGCAATGACAGGCGTAACGCTGGACTTGCCTAGTGCGCCCGCTTCGACGCTGTTGTTCCAGGACATTCCCAGTATTGATGCTGGAACCGCGCCTGTCTTTTCAGCCACCGCGCCGACATTTACACCTCCAAACCAGCCGTCGCAACTGGCACAGTTTTCCTCTTCCGTGCCGGTGATTAACCTGGCGGTTGGTTTTCCGGATGCGCCTGACCTGATCCAGCCAACCGCACCGACTTTCGATGAGCACGATGTACCAGTGAAGCCGACAACCGTTCTTCCATCGTTCAACGGTGTACGACCGGCTGACCTGGCTTCGGCGCCGGCTGACCTGCAAACGGAAATGGACAAGGCCTACCGCAGCGCGGCACCGCAGTTCATTGCCATGGCGACCGGCTATGTAGACGCTGAACTGGTCAAGATCAACCCGCAATACCATGCCCAGCTCGCAGCCATCGAAGGCCAGTTGACCAAGTACCTTGCAGGCGGAACTGGCCTGAAGCCTGAAATCGAGGAGGCCATATACAACCGTGCTCGTGCACGCAACGACGCCGAAGCCAAGAAGGTACAGGACGCGGTGTTTGCTGACACGGCGGCGCGTGGCTTCACGATTCCAGGGGGCGCGATGGTGTCGGCACTGGCGCGCGCGCGACAAGACGCTGCCAACAACGCCAATAAGACCAGCAACGAGATTGCCATTGCGCAGGCCGAGATGGAGCAGAAGAACCTGCAGTTTGCCGTCACGACGAGCGCAGGGCTGCGCACGGCGGCGATCAACGCGGCACTGAGCTACCTAAATAGTGTGGTGGCATTGAATGGGCAAGCATCGGCCTACGCATCAAGCGTGGTCAATGCGCTGGTTGAAACCTACAACGCCACGGTCCGCGCCTACACCGCCAAGCTGGAAGGCTACAAGGCAGATGTGCAAGTGTTCCAGTCACTTCTGCAAGCGGCACTCACTGGCGTCGAGGTGTACAAGGCCGAGATTCAAGCGCTGCAAGCCTTGACGCAGGTAGATCAAGCCAAAGTGAACGTGTACCGAGCCCGTATCGATGTGCTCACCGCCATGAGCGGCATGTACAAAACCCAAGTGGACGCAGCAGTCAGCAAAGCCTCGCTGGAGCGGCTGAAGATCGATGTGTTTCAGGCACAGGTGCAAGCCTACGGAGCCCAGGTAAGCGCCAAAAACGCCGAATGGCAGGGCTACACCGCGCAACTGTCTGGCAACGAGGCTCAAGCCCGCATGTTTGGCGCGCAGGCACAGGCCTTCAGTTCAGAGGTGGCCGGGTACAAGGCTGGCATCGAGGCAAAATCCATTGCTGTTCAGGCTGCTGCAACGACCAACGACGCCCGCGCCAAGTTGTTTACCGCGACGATGGACGGCTACAAGACGGTGGTGCAAGCCAAAGGCGAGGTCGCCCGCACGCAATTGGAAAACCAACGTCAGCAAGTGGTGGCGTTCCAGGCCGAAACCGCTGCTGCTGTGGCGCAGTTCCAAGTTAAATCAGATTTCTACAAAACCACGGCACAGATTGCCATCCAAAACGGCCAACTCAGCGTAGAGGCCATGCTGAAATCGGCTGAACTGGCACAAAGCTACGGCAAGACCATTGCTCAACTGCATCAGGCCACGGCCACGGTGCACGCAAATCTCGCTGGTGCGGCGATGGCGGGTATGAATAGCTTGGCAGCAGAAACCGCGACAAGCTAAGGTTTGATGTAAACGCCATTCCCATCAAGAATGTCCGCACTTTTACGAGGTGCGTACATGGCAACAGCAATTCATCAGCGCGGATTACAGCGTTATGCCGGTGGCGGCTTCATCAGCAGTCTGTTTGGCGCATCCAAACCAGAGACTGCGACCGAGAAGTTTGCCCGCCAGGATGCTGAATTCAAAGCCAAGCACCCGGAGCGCTTTCAGGCGCCCGCATCCACAACGCCGGCAGCGACTGCGCCCGGTGATGGCGGCGTCAAGGCGTTGATTGGCGGTTCGCTGGCCAATTCAATGAAGGAGCGTGAGAAGGCTGCTGGTCTGAAGGCGGGCGGCATGGTGCGCAAAAAATGCGTTGAAGGCGGCGATATCAAAGGACCAGGCGGACCGACAGATGATCTGGTGCCCATTGATGCCAGCAACGGCGAATTCATGATCAAGGCCAGCAGCGCCAAGATTCTCGGGCCCGAAGTGCTGGAGGCCCTGAACGATCTGGGCGATGAACCCAAAGACCCGAAGATGGACGCCGCCGAAGATGCCAGAGAAAAAGGAATGAAGTGTGGCGGTGCTGTGCGCAAGAAGATGGCCGATGGCGGGCCAGTTGAGATGCCCATGAACACCACGCCGATGACCGAGCAGGATCAGCAGGCATTTGGCGCTTTGCAAAGCACTGCGACTGGTGTTGCACCAGCCATTCCAGCACCAACCACAACGGCGCAGGCTGCACAACAGCCGCCGAAACAGCTTCGTGCATCAACTACTGCTGCACTGAACTCGTACACACCTCTGCCTATCCCGCAACTCAAGGCTGGCGGCATGGTGCGACAGCCTAAACGCATGGCAGGGGGCGGGTGGACTCAGGATAACCAGGCAGAACTTGACAAGCGTGTTGCACAAATCCCTGCAGGCGGAACGGCCCCCGCTCCGGATGGCCTGAGCATGGGCAACGACTTCACCCGAAACGTATCAAACAGCGCCATGGCCCTTCCGGGTGCGGGTGGCGCGTTGGCTGGTGGTGCTGCGCTTGCAGCTGCTGTTCCTGCGGTTGCCCGTGGATTGTCCGCTGCCGCACCGATGGCGGCCAAAGGGCTTGGAATGGCAAAGACAGTTGCGCCTTATGCAGCTCCAGCCGCTGGATTAGCTGCTTTGCAGGCTGCATCTGGCTCCGATCAAGCGCCACAAGTGACAGCAAAACCCGCTGCAGTAGGTGCAACTCCGACGCCCGGTGCACCAGTGGCACCTTCACTGTCACAAGTGGCACGCCAGCAACGCCAAGGCGACCCGAGCAGCCCCGATCTGAAAGACGAATTCTCCAACGCCATGATAGAGAACCGCAACCCAGGCGGCATGGTGCGTAAGGTTGTCGGGCCTGATGGCCGAACCAGCTACTCAGGCAGCAACGTATCGGGCGACGTGTCATTCCAAGGAGCTGACGGAAATGCACTTCCCGGGCGTCCCGGTGGTGGATCAATGACCTATGGCGGAATGAGCCCCGAGGCCATTAAGAGCGCATTGACCAACCCGGATGGGTCTGCATGGTCAGCCGGTGATAACGCGATCATGGCCGCGAACCTGCGAGACGGGGTGGACAAGTATCGCGGCACCTCGCGCGACCCGCGAAATGACCCGATGAACCAGCCGATGACCAAAGATCAGCGGGCGGCACGGGTTCAGATGGCTGAAATTGCTTCTCGGGACAAGCAAAACACCCAAGCCAATGCCATGGAGCAAGAGAAGCTGGGGATGAGTCGTAAGGAGTTCGATGCCAAGATGGCAAAAGAGAAGCAGGCGACGGACTTGCAGAACGCCTACATGAACGCCAAGACGCCAGAGGAAAAAGAATCCTACCGGCAAAAGATGGTCGCCCTTGGGTTGCTCAAAGGTCAAGAAGATGAATATGCCTATGCCCCAGGCGGACAAATGGTGGTTGACAACCAACTTGTGACGCAACCTGGCGTGATTTTCAACAAGCGCACCGGGCAGCAGCAGGGCGGGCCGCAGCGTGCGCAACCAGCCGCACTTCCGCCAAAAGACAAGTTGGTCAAAGGACAAACCTACCCAACACCACGCGGCAATGCCGTATGGGACGGACAGCAATTCACTCCAGTTTAAGGACGTACAGTGTCTAAACCATTCTCCTACGAGGAGGCCGCTGCGCCTCAGACCGGTTCATTCAGCTACGAAGATGCAACAGGGGAAGCCCCAAAACCAGCAGGCATGCTGCGCAAAGTTGCCGACAAAGGTTTGGGCTTTGCCAGCGGTGCAGTTGGTGCGACCAAGGCCATTGCTGATGCGGCCGGCGCAGGCAATGCGGTATCTGGCGCGCTTGGCAGTGCCAATGAAGTGATCAATGACTACCTGAGCCCAGAAGCCAAGGCTGACCAGCAGGAGCAGTCGGCCATCATGGACTCTGCCAAAGGGCAGGGTTTGTGGGAAGGTGTGAAAGCTGGTGCCCGCGCATTCGGCGTGGCCCCGGTGCAGACCGCAGTGCAAGGCTTGGGCTCCATCGTCCCGGCGCTTGCCGGTGGACTCGCTGGCCTGCCGGGTGCCGTGGCAACTGGCGTAGCCATGGGCGCAGGCACGGCCAAGGGCGCAATTTACGACGAAATCAAGAAGCGCGGTGGAACCGAAGAAGAGGCCACTCAGGCACAAGCCTACGACGGAAAGAACACCGACCAAATCGCGCTTGGCGGTGCGCTGGGTGCTGCTGATGCAATGACAGGTGTCAGTCGGATCGCTGGCGGCATGGTGCGTGGCGCATTTGGCAAGCCGGTGACGAAAGCTGTGGCCACCGGTGCCGAGCGTGGCGTACTTGGTCGCGCTGGCATGGGTATGCTGGGCGAAATGCCGCTGGAAGCCGCTCAAGGTGGACAGGAACAAGTCGCCGCCAACCTGGCCGCACAACGCGCCGGGTACGAGGCTGGAACATGGGACAACGTGGCCAGCAATGCCACCCTGGAAGCGCTCGCCTCTGCCGGGCCCGGTGCTGTGTTTGGTGCGCTGGATCGTCAAGCACCAGCCCAACAACCCGCACCGACGCCAGCCCCCGAAGTGTCACAAGTGACACCCGAAGCACAGCCGCCCGTGTCACAAGTGACACCGCCAAGCACGCCTACCGCATGGATTGACGAGCTTTGGAATGCCAGCGAAAAGCAGCGCGAGGACAGCGACTACTACGGCAGCAAACTGCCTGAACTGGTATCGACCATTGACGGCTACATGCAAAGTGATGCAGGCTGGAAGAAAGACCGCCAAGGCTACGAAGCAGACGACAGAACAAAGGCTGTAGATGCCGCATGGGCCACACTGTCAGCACCAGAGGGCCAAGCCACGGCACAGCAGCGCCACGAAGCCGCAGGGCAGATCGGTGACCTGCTGGACGATGAACTGAGCGACTTTCAAAGCGGGCTGAATGGCGATGTGCCGCCCAACGGTGGTACGCCGCCTGTTGTGCCGCCCGCGCCGCC